ACTACACCACCAGCGCGCTGGCCTATGCGACGGCCCTGGCGGCGTACCAGGCCCTGGCCAAAATGACCGAAAAGGATTCCGCAAAGCGGATCGGGCTGCTCGACGGCGGATCCATGCCGACCCTGGTCTACCCGGTGGACCTCATGGCCACGGCCGAGTCCATCGTGAACGAGGAGTATTACTACACCTCGAACGACCTCACCACTAAGACGCGCAACGCGCTGCGTGGCAAGATCGCCGGCGCCATGATCACGACCCTGACCGACGCCACCAACTGGGGGCTGCTGATGCCTCCGAGCGCGGTGGACATGGTCGAGATGGGCTACCTCAACGGACGCCAGGAGCCGGAGATGTTCCTCGCCGACACGCCCCAGGCCGAGCAGGTCTTCGTGGCGGACAAGATCCGCTACAAGATCCGCCACGAATATGCCGGGGCTCTGATCGACTACCGGAGCGGGTACGGGGGTGTGGTGGCCGGTTGATCGGTGAGTCGGTGAATCGGTGAGTGGGTGGGGGGTGGCCCCCACCCGGACCAATTCTTACGGAGAAGACGCAATGAGACAGCGAAGAGCAAGATTTTTCCTTATGACCTTTCTGGCCGTCGCGGTGGGTTTCGCGATGGCCCCTCTGGATGCTTCTGCGGCGTATGTGGCCAAAAAGGTCTGGTCCAGGATCTCGGCAACCGCCGGGGAGACCTTGACGACCGGTCAGGTCGTTGCGATCGCAGACGCCGATGGGTACGCCTACAAGGCGGACGCCAACGATGCCACTCTCAGGCCGGCCGTTGGGGTCGTGGCCAAGGGCGCCACCACCGGGGCCAGCGTCGAGATCGTGACGCAGGGCATTTTCAGCGGGTGGAGCTCGCTTTCCGAGGGGCAGTACACGTACCTGTCGGAGACGGCCGGCGCAGCGACGCAGTCCGCTCCAACCTATTCGCAGGTCCTGGGCGTGGCGATCAACGCCACGGATTACTACTTCGACATCAAAAACTACTTTGACACGTCCAGCCTGACGGCCTTGGGTGTGCTTTCCGGAGCGAGCCCGATCATCCTCGAGGGGGCGACAGCCGACGCCTACGAGACCACGGTGGCCGTGACCGACCCGACGGCCGACCGGACGCTCACTATCCCAGACCGAACTGGAACGATTGCGCTCGAGACTGTGACCACCACGACGGACGCCAACGGGTCGACCCTGACGGCATCCAATGTTGGAGAGCTGCAAGTCTGCACCGGTGCCGGCGTGACCAATCTTCCGGAAGCGTCGACCTGGATCGGTGGCAGCATCCCCTTCGTGGTCAATGCCGCAGCCAACTGCGACGTCAATCCGGACGCCGCCGATCAGATCCTGGGCTTGACCAACGCCGCAGGGGATGCGGTCAGGTGCGCGGCGGTGGGAAGCACCATCACGTTCAAGGCCATCAGCGCCTCCGAGATCGTGGCGTTCGGCCCGAACTGCGTGGGCGGAAGCTGGGCTGACGCAAATTAAGCGGTTTGCATCGCAGGAGACACCCAAGGGATGGACGCGAGCGCTGAAATCCCTTGGGCTTTCGCAATTCGGAGCACGAGGCATCCATGAGCAGTCTTGAGGATTACATCAACGCGATCGACATCCTGGTCCCTGGCGACAACCTGCCGTTGCTGGAGGATGCAAAGACCAAGGCCGTGACCAAAGCGTTGGTGCTGCACAGCAAGCACAGACCCCGCAAGGTGGTTGAGGACGTGGCCGGAGACGGCGGATTCGACTACGCCCTGAGCGACCTGGAGGAATGGGTCGACGACTTTTCGCGCGTGCTGGACGTCGAATACCCGGTGGACGACACCAGTCCGTCGCCCAATACGCTGGATCAAGACGACTGGATCGTCTACGAGAAGCCGACCGGCATGGTGCTGCGCTTCGCTTCGGACACACCGGACGCGACGGAGGACATGCGGATCACGTACACCACGGTCCACACGTTTGTGGAAGAGGTTTCGACCGTGGCAGCCCAGGACGACGAGGCCGTGCAGGCGCTGGCTGCGTCGTTTTTCTGCCGGATGCTGGCGGCCTACTACGCGCAGAACCAGGACAGCACCCTCGCCGCGGACAGCGTCGACCACAAGTCCAAGCGCGACCAGTACGAGGCCCAGGCGGCCAAATACCGCAAGGAGTACGACGAGCATCTGGGCAACCTGGACGGCAAGCCGCGCCCGGCTTGCGCCATCCAGGACCAGGACGTCGACTATCCCTTCGGAACCGATCGGCTGACGCATCCCAGGAGATGGCGATAAGCATGAAGCTGCGAGCGACCTACAACATAGGATCCGTGCAGAAAATGCTCCGCGAAGCGCCGCTCATCGTGCGCGAAGAGATCGTAGGGGGACTGCGGGAGATGGTGGTGCGAACCGAGTCGGTCGTGGTCGCCGTGACGCCTCGCGGAGTCGGTGGGGCCGCCGGGCTGGCCGGGTCCATCGCCTCGGAGATCCAGTCCGTCGGCATGGGCTACCAGGGAACGGTCGGGACCCCGATCGAGTACGGGGAGGTCGTGGAGGTTGGCCGGAAGCCGGGGACGTTCCCGCCAG